CGGACGCAGAAAAAGAGGGTGTGGTGAGTGATATGAAAGAAACGTGGAGAGACGTAGAGGGTTGGGAAGATAGGTATATGGTGTCCAATACCGGTAAGATATACAGTAAAGTAAACAACAAATTGAGAAAAACGAACTGTGCAGATGATGGGTACGAGGCGGTTATATTATCTAGAGATGGGAAGAAAGCTAGGGCTTATGTTCATAGACTTGTAGCAAAAGCGTTTGTCCCGAACCCTGATAATTTGCCGATTATAAATCATAAAGACGAGAATCCATCCAACAATAACGCTGATAATTTAGAGTGGTGTACTTATAGTTATAACAATACGTATAATGACATGCACATTAAAAGGTCAAAGAAAAATCGAAGACGAAAGTCTGTTTACCAGTATGATTCAAACGGAAGCCTTGCTGGTGTGTATGAGTCTACAAGGAGCGCGGCGAAGGCAATCGGCGTTAAATCGTCATCTAATATCAGTGAATGTTGTAATGAAAAACAGCTTACTACACGTGGGTATGTGTTTTCGTATAACAAACTTTCTAAAGAAGAGGTTTTGAAAAGGTTTGAAAAGAGTGGTTATCCCAATCCTCGTAAGAACAATAAAGCGATGTCAAAACAAGTCAGGCAATATGATTTACAAATGAATCTTCTTCACACGTATCCTTCCGCACAAGAGGCAAGTAGAAAATTGGGGTTTAGTCAGTCGCTCATTTCGTCTGTATGCCGAGGTGAGCAGCTGCAAACTCATGGGTTTATTTTTGAGTACGTTTCGCGATAAAAATCTAATTTGAAAAATAAGAAAGTGAGGAACTGATATGACTAAAGAAACTATGACTGTCCATAAAGCTCTTGCAGAGCTGAAGATTTTGGACGCTAGAATTTTCAACGCCACTTCTGGTAAAACCTTCGTTGCCGCGAAGAAGGTGAGTGACAAAAAGATCGGCGGTGTGCCGGTCGAAACCCTCAAGAAGGATATGAAGTCTGATTATCAGTCTGTTACGGACTTGATTGCTCGTCGGACTGCCATTAAGAGAGCAGTTGTGCTCTCCAATGCCAAAGCTAAGGTAGTAATCGGCGGTGAGACTTATACCGTGGCTGAAGCTATTGAAATGAAGAATCATGGCCTTATGGCAAAGAGAGATTTACTGGACGTAATGGTTCGGCAGTATGAAAAGGCTCGTGCCGAGGTCGCCAAACACGAAGGCGAGTGGATTGAAGCGAAAGCCGAGCAATACATCATGAATTTCCTTCAGTCGCAGCCCAAAGAAGCCAAGACAACCAAGGATTCTGAGGTCGTTAAGCGGTTGAGAGAAGAGTACATTGCCAACAATACGTATGAACTAGTTGATCCGCTTGACATTGGTAATGAAATCAAGGTTTTGAGCGATTGGATTGACGCGTTTACTGCGGATGTAGATTCTCAGCTGTCTGTGTCCAATGCGACCACTACAATCACCGTAGAATACTAAAATAAGCAACTTGCTGCAACCCGAAAACCTAAAACGGTAACCCATCGTGCTGATGGCACTTGGTTCGATGTAAAAATGAACAAATATGTGCCTCCTATAAAGCAAAACTTGAAAATTTTTGTGCTTACAAAAAGATTGGACTGTTAATCCAATTTCTTATAGAAGAAATATTGCTGTAAAGCTCAAACTTCAAAGTTAAAATTTCAAAATTCAAGGCTCAAAGATCTTCAGAAGATTAAAATTCAAGAATCAAAGGTTAACGGTTAAAGTTTTACAAAATCCTGGGTCAATGGTTCGGGTCAGTTATCAACGCCCACGGGTTAACCACCAGGCTGGGTTGTAGCAAGTTCAACATGCGGGATTGGCGGAATTGGTAGACGCATCGTGTTTAAGTCTCGATGTCGAAAGACGTAGGAGTTCAAGTCTCTTATCCCGCACTAAAGAAAAGCCCATAGTTTGCGGACTATGACACCTGAAAAGTGGCGGTTTGCCTCTGGTAGACCGTAGTAGTGTGTTGGCATCCTGGAAGAGACAGGAGTTCCCCTTTTTGATTTCCCTTACATAGTTACCCTGCCGTGCAGGGTAGCGTGGCCGATTAGTTTAAGTGGTAAAACAGTGGCTTTGTAACCCACAGACGCTGAGTTCGAACTCGCATCGGCCTCCATATCTGGGTGTAGTTCAGAGGCAGAACGCTGGTTTTGGGAACCAGAGGTCGAGATTTCAAAATTCTCCGCTCAGGCCATGCGTGGTTGTACGAAGCAAAATTATCTACCACGATTCAAAAAATGGTAAATGCGCAGCCGACCATGACTTAGTGGTGCCATGCAGGCGTAGTTCAACGGCTAGAACACCGGTCTTCCAAACCGGAAACGCGAGATCGGCACTCGTCGCCTGCTCCATATCAAGCAACAGAAAATGATTCTCCTACCTGTTATTGTTGATAAACCACCTCCTTTCTTTACATAGCCTGGAATGGCTTTAAACTCTGCTCTGCTTGATTTATACAGCGCCGTAGCATAACGATAATGCAACGGACTTTGACTCCGTATACGATAGTTCGACTCTATCCGGCGCTGCCACGTTCGTTTTATACGGACACTTGCTTTCATTAAACCGGCGGTAACATGTGGGCGTGATGTAATTGGCAAACATGCGAGATTTAGGTTCTCGTGTCGAGAGATGTGCGGGTTCGAATCCCGTCGCCCACTCCATGATAAAGCCGCTGCTTGAGCAGCGGCTTTAAATATATCAGCAAGTCTTAGGAGGTACATACAAATGACAGCTTATGAAGAATTGTTGAGCAACTTGTTGCTCGAAGAACGGAACGGTGGACAGTTGGCGTATGCTTACGTGTCTCCGGAAATGGCGACGGGTTTGTTGGCTATGTCCGGCGGCAATCGTCCGATCAGCAAGAGCACTGTGATTAAGTACAAGTCCCATATGATGAATGGCACATGGGATGAAGATACTCCGACCGGCTTTATTATGTTTGATAAGGCTGGTGTTCTTATTGACGGGCATCACCGGCTCGAAGCGGTGAAGCGCTGCGGTAAGACAGTAAAGATGTTCTTCCTGTTCAATATGGAACGCAGTCCGTACATTGACCGGGGTAGGGCGAGAAGTGAAGCCGACGCTTTGTGTATGGCCGAGGGCGGAAACAGAGGAAAGATTTCTTCTTACAAGCGCTCGGTTGCAATCTGCATGGTGCTGAATGAGTTTAGTGCGAGGCACTTGGAGAATGAAGCTAAGAGAGCGGACATGATTTCGAAGCACATCGCTGAATTCTCCTGGGTCAATAGTTTCTTGAAGGTGAAACAGAGAAAGCTTGGCACGGCTCCGGTCACAGCTGCCATGTACCTGGCGAAAGAAGCCGGGGCGAGCGATGTTAAGCTCGAATACTTCTGGAATGTTCTCCAGACTGGTTATGCTGAGTCTAGTTTGGATAGGCAGATTGTCCGCTTGAGAGATTGGATTAAGGATTCTGTTATTGATGGCCGGTGCAAGCATTACCGCCACCGTGTGTTCTTGACGACCTCTTATGTGCTGGCTAGATGGCTAGATGGTAAGGAAACCAGAGGTGTCCCCAATCCTGATTGTCTGGTTGTTTGGAATGGACAGCAGGCAAACTAAGTGAGCATTTAGTCCAAATAATTCTTTTATCTGATTTTTTTAACCGTGTTAGAAATGTATTTATAAAGTGATTGCAAACTCTGAAGTTCACAGAGGCTCTTGCCAGAATGGGAGAGTAACATATTGTCCGAAGGTGTGGCACCTCCCGCCTCATCCGACATTATCGACGCGACAACCACAGTAACTCGGTTGGGTTCATGCGTCCCAAAAGAACACTGATGTGGGTTGGGTTAAGCACACAAATTAACCGCGCAACTTACCAGCCGCTGCTACACCGTAAGGCTTCGACCGCTAAGTTATCCCAAACGGGGAGGTGTTAGTCGACACATACGGTGCATCACCATAATCGGTAGCGTCTAACGATCAGATTTCGTGCTTAAGGTTCTATCATCCCATATATAGAATCACTTTATAATACATAATTAGACATATGAAAAGGAGAAAAATATGAAAATTATTGTGTGTGGAAATTCTGTAACTTTCAAATCGGATCTCACCATTGCCGAAATTGAAAAAGCGGCAACCTATCGACCCGAATCTGTCTTGTTGAAGAGCAAGGACGGAGAGGTTGACTTCTATCTTACTACCTCTGAGCGTGGTCTTGTCTCTCGAAACGGAATCTTGTTTGAAGGAGAGTCTTGTGATGGAACTGGTTGTGCTGTGGTGACAGTGCCTCTACAGAAAAAAGATGGTCAGACAATTCAAGAAGCTATGGCGGAAAACTACGCAACTATCATCGAAAAAGCAGAACAGGTTGAAACGCAGGTTCGAGATGCTCTGGTTGGAATCGCTACGTTGTTGACGCGGATGAGCAACAAAATCTCTGTCGTAGGCTGATAAAATATAAAATATAAAAAATAGAAATTGTTTGCCCCCCTTTTCTATTTCTTAATTCATTATAATTGATATGTTTCAAATATCAAATAAATTTCATAAATAATTGGCACACTCAAGTTAGTTTCTAATAAACCTATTAACAATTAAAGGAAGAATGAAGGATTGGTTTAA